AGGTCCTCCACCTGCATTAGGGTTTCGATTTTTCCAATCTTGCGATTTACGAGTGGTAGTAGGAAGAGGAGTATCTTGAACGAAAGTAGTAAGATTGGTAACCTCAGTGTCAACATTTACTATAGACAATTCACTAGATGGAGGAAGTACGCTAGCGATTGGATTTATTGATTGGATTCTGTCGAATCTAATACCTCCAGGGCGTGGTGCTTCGAAAATAGATTGGCCTGTTGATAAACGTCTGAGTAGAGCAGTATTAGTTGACTCAAGATTTGTGATCTTTTCTCTTAATTCAGAAATAATTTCTTGCGGGTCATTTAGAAGTGCATTTTGAGCAGCTTCATTAGCTCTTAATATCGCAGAATATTGAGAAGACGGTAGCCATCTGCCGGTGTATAGTAGAGTTTCAGTACCGTCCGCGCCGACTAGCGAAATGAAAAGATTTGTATCAGTCGACTCTAATATTTTCTTTGCTTGGTCCTTTGGTATTCTAAATGAAAGTTGACCTTTACTTGGATCAACATAAGCTGGATCAGTAAGTCCATTATAGACAAATTTTGAATCTGACCCGAAAGTCAGAGTGAATGTTGAATTATTATTCAAGTTAGCTGGAGTATGAACCTTTGGATTAACTGGATTCTTTTCGTATACGTTTATTTTAAAGAAGTTATCGGTCGGGTCAATTGGCAAGATCATTTCACCTTGTCCATAAATGACCTCCATAGAACCGTCTCCGTATTTAAGTAGAGCGTTCTTTTGGCTTATTTGAATATTTGACTGCTTATAAAATACTGGAACTCCAACCTTGACCTCTTTTTCAATTACAGTTGGGGCGGTCGTCATCTGGGCAGTTGCAGCCTGTGGAGCTTTGCCGCCGGTGAATAGATTAGAGATCTCAAGGTTCTTTTGAACGATTTTATTGTAAACCTTCATTGATTGAGGACGATCTGCGAGTTCAATTTTAGCCAAGTACTTTCCATACTTGTTTGGATTGAACAATGACATTGATCCAGTTCTAATAATTTGGTCACCAGTCTTTTTATTTAACAGCCTAAGCGTATAATCAATTGACATTGACACAGCGAAACCTGCTTCTTTTAAAATAGGGCGATAGCTTAGAGCCGTATCAAAGTTATCCTCTTGGTAAACCATGAAATTTCCAGAAGGCACTAGTGCTGTTCCAACCTGTTCGTATACTTGAAGCTGGTGAATGAATATCCAATCATTATCTGGGCCCTTTGCATTTAGTGTTGAAATTAAGTCTTCAGCGAAGGTTCCATTCCATGTTGCAAAGAATTCAATATAGTCTCCGTCGGTTGCCTCTTGAATTACTGCACCGAGGCTATCAAACTCATTTATTTGAGGAACTGAGCCTTCGAAATAGTTAGCAACTCTGTACAGTTCATACTTCTCTCCGTTGTCTGGATAGTAGTCTTCATAGGTTGCCTCAATTAATGAAACTGTTATTGGGGCCTCTTTGATAAAGCCGGTTCCATTGGTTATTGCGTACTCGAATGACGCTGATCCAAATTGATTGAAATCTTCGTTTAAGTAGGCTAATGTCGGAATTTTAACATCAACGTATCGGTCATAGATAGTATTCGTTAAATATAGAGGTTTTGGATTAAACGTTAACAGAGTTTGAGCAGTTTGTGCATCAACCAATACGTTTGCTAACTGCAATTGTTTTAAGTCATTTAGTTTTTGACGTGCTCCTAAAATAATATTTTCAACCTCTGTGAAATTGAAACCTGAGGCAAAGTGAAACCTCATCGTGTCCATTATTGTGAAACTGCTTAAGCTTGCAGAAACTGCGGTCTCAGTAATGTTTGGATCGTATTGTGTATAAATCGGTAAATCGGTAAGATCGACCCTAACTAATCGAGAGCCGCCGATTGCAACAACGCTTAGTCCTCTTGTGTTTTTGGTAATGCTAGTATAGGCATCAGTATTATACAGCTGATATCCATCAACGTGCTTATTATCGACAAAATAATATTGAGAGTTGACAATGTCCGGAGAAGGGTCTCCTAATGGAGTCATCATGTACTCCAATACACAATAGTCAGTTAACGTTACAAATTTAGAAATCATTATTTCTTTAATTTAATTTTCCAGTACAGTCCACCTTGAATAGAAATCACTTTATCTGCTGAGTATCCAACTCCGACACTGTACACTTTATCAGTTTTAGTTTTTAGTAGTAATGATGGGCCTGCAAAATTAACCACATTTGCCCTATCAAATCCTCCAACTAGCCCAATGTAAACTTGGTTCTTTGGAAGTTCTTTAACGATTAATGTCTCTTTTATTGTGGTTTTATTTACTTGAGCATTCCATAATCTGCCTAATAGGCTATTTTGAGAAACTGTATCGTTAACGACGATGTAGCCTAGAGAATCCGCTAATTTTAAAGTATCTATGTAAACTCTCTTAGCGTAATAATCTTTTACGACCTGTAGAGTATCGAAGCTCATTGGCGTCGGCACATAGATTGTAGTATCATGATAAACGTCTTTACCCTTTTTATAAACGATGGTTTCTTGCTTTTGAATAAAGGTATCAATATCGTGCTTTAAGACTTCGTATTTTTTACCATCAATCTTAACCGTGTTTCCAGGTTTAGTTTCTCCGCTGTCACACGTTCTCATTAGTACAATGATCAGTACTAACACGATTAGCAACATCGATTTTAAATCTAATTTCAATAAGGGTTTAAACATTCAATTCTGACATAATTTTGTAGAAGTCTGGAGCTTGACCAGTCTCTTCTATTATTTTATCTATTAGAGATTTCTCACGGTTCTTATTGTTGTCCAGTGCTGTCTCTAATTCAGTTTTTCTAAAATTAAGTAGCTGAGTCATTCTTTCAAGCTCATTAATTCCAGCAGTTATCTTGCTGTACTCGTTTACGATTTCTCGAATTTCATTTATGTGTTCCATATTATACCTGTTCGATTTTAACTCTTATTTTACCTGACATCAATGCTGCGTATATTGCTTGCATATAGAATTCACTTTGATTCATTCCAGATTGAGCAGTTGCCGGTTGAGCGGATGCGTCAGCTTGGGCAGCTTGTCTATTGGCAGACTGCATTGAATTAACTGTACTACTCTGATCGATTTTTGCACCTTCATTTGTAACGTTAGTTGTGCTTGAACTCTGCGGAGAGAAGGTGCTAAATGATGAACTTAAGTTGTTTATCGATTCAGGCAACTCTCTAGTTAATTTACTAACACTCTTCTCTAAAGTTTTATCTGGTGTTAGTAATTGTTTTACCGAATTTGAATCTGCTAGTTTTGAAGATTTTACGCTAGCTACCTCAGACGCAACATTTGACTTAACTGAGTTAACTGCATCAGAGACAGCGTCCTTTTTTTCGTTTGCGGCACTCAATATTTTATCAGCGCTATTGAACTTTACACCCTCCTTAATGAGACCTTCTTTAAAATCAGCTGATCCAAAACTTGAAAGAATTAAATCTTCAGGAGATGTCGCTTTTTCAATGGTCGATTTTTGAGAAGTTTCTTTATTTGAAATCAGCTCTTTTAATAGAGTTGATCCTTGCGTTATGATTGAAGATGCAGAATTTTTAGAGACTTCAGTATTTTTACTAGAAGAATTAGAGGTTTCCGTATTTTTACTAGTAGAGCTTGTATTATTCGATATGGCATTAGTAATCTCCTTTTCCGTAGCAGTAGCGAGGGCTTGCCCTATTTGATTAATAGTAGTTGAACTAATATTAGTAGTTGAAATCGGAGAAACTGCCGCTTGTGCAACATTACCTGAAGTTGCAACGGTTGCGGCAAGCGGTGCAGGCCTTTCGACCTCAATCGGAACAGTTATAATCTTAACGGGTTCGACCGGTTCAGGCTTAACTGTTGGAATTGGAGTTGACTTAACTTCTGCCTCTGCTGATTTAGGTTCTAGCGTTTTTGGAACTTCAATTGAATTTTCAATCGGCAAAGATTTTAAATTCGCAATAGATTCACCAGCCGCAGGTTTAACAGCTTCTCTTGATAAAACAGTTTCACCAGTTGGAATATTGCTGGTGGATACCGGCTTATTGATCTCAGTTTCTAAAATACTTCCAGGCGTTAATGAGCCTAGATCAGACGATATATTACTACCGGGTAAAGGTTTATCAGGTGATAGTATTATAGTCTCGCCTTCTTTTAATTGGTCAACACTTGGTAAAATTACTCCATTTATTTTTAAATCAGTCAACTTAACTTTTATTTGGTCTAAGACCGTTTTATGTATGCTTTCTAAAGTCAACTCAGATCCACCAAGACCAGCAGTTACAACGATAGCACCGGTTTCTATATCAATAACTCTAATATCGAGTTGAGTTGATCCAAGCATTGTAAATAAACTAGCCGACGTCGTGTATCTTAGGTTAAATTCCACTTAGGTAATGTTCTTTTGGTTATTTATTAAAAAATAAAGGACCTGAGCAAATTATGCGTCAAGTCCAGTTTGAATTTCGAATACTTCTTGAGTATTTGAGCCAGACTCATCTATTAAGAATTTGACATAGCTTAGGTACTCATAGAACGGTAATCCGTAAAGTTCGGTGATCGATTGGTGCAGCTTCACTGCCAGGAGACGGTTAGTCTCAAATAAGTTGGTCAAGTCTACCTGAAATAAGGAAAAGATCTTTGACAGTGAAGCTGTTTGACGAAAAAATTGATGACGTCAATTTTGCTCCACACTTAGGGCATTGTGCTGTTACTGAGTTATCTCTTGAGGCTTGAACCTGATCGACGAACTTGGTAATGAATGTGAATTTGTTAATATGCCAACCTAGAGTTTCTGACTGTAGGGCTGCGTATTCTTGCTGGCCGAACTTCGTCCAATCCTGAATGATGTAAGGTGCAATTTTTATGAAAGATTTATCGATTTGTCGATTTAGATTCTTGGCTTCAGCTATTCTCTTGCGAAGTCTTTCAATCACTCCGATAGTCGGCATATAAAGATAGAAAGTTTCATTTAGTTTTTGAGAAACAACTTCAAAGCATCTATATTCAGACGAATACCACGGCTCAAGCTCAGCAGGAAATTCAAAAAATTGAAGCATGTTACTTCTAACTTTAACATCATCGTTGAATTTACCATCTTCTGAACAGGTTTCAGCACATTGTAATTTGACAAAAAGTTCATTCTGTCCGTCTGGGAAACTTATTTCATGAATTAAAAAGATCACGTATAGTCTGTCAATTTCTAGAATGTCTCTCCAAGTTAACCAGGATTGACCTCCTTTGATTTTGAACCTTGTACACTTTTCAATTATGAAATTTAATTTATCGTCTATGTCAAGAACATCGTCCTCGTCAATTGTTGACCAATGTCGGATTTCAGAAACAGTTGCTGCTCTAATCGTTAATTCTGAACCTTCAGCGTAGAACATTCCGCCTGACGGTAAATTTTCAAGAGGTACGTTTTTCCAGTACCCATCGTTTGCTCCAGAAATTGAGGATTCTTCTGCAATTTGAACTGATCTGGCTGTTCCTAAATTAGTTTTTGGTGATGGCATCTCCGGTTCAATCGGCTTAGGCGCTTCGTTTGAATTTTTGCCGTACTTTGAGTCTTCTTGTTCAAGAAATGAAGATATTTCTTCATCTCCTCCGCCAAGAGCCTTCTCTTGTTCTATTGACATAAATGTTTGTTCTTTTTAAGATTATATCACGAATTCCAGGAAGGTTTTCGCTAGATGAGACTTAGACTCATTAAGACGAGTCAATGTTTCAGGGTAAACCTCAACAAGTTTCATTGTTTTTGGATCTCTAATGAAAGCTCTAATTACTTGATTAGGTTTATCGATTTTGAAACTTTCAAACTTTCCTATGATTGATTCACCTTCTCCCTTTTTACCTTCGAACGGAGAATTAACTTTGATTCCACTTATTCTGGAACCGGCTTTAAATGTTTGATTGAGATGTTTGATTTCTCTATCGAAATCGTTAATGTTTACAGATTGTGGTCTAGAAAGATCAGATAACGGTAGTACCTTAATTGAGATACCTCCTGAAAAATTACTTCTGGACGCAACAAAGTTAAAATCGCTCTTTCCATAGAAAGGCAATCCTCTTAGAGCTTGCTGTCTTTGTCCAAATGTAAGTACTGGTCCCATTATCTACTAAATGTTGTTGGAATTCCTAATAGAACGACGGTTACTCCAGCACCGACTGTGATCTTTGAAATAACTGCATAGAACGTTTCACCTGCATTAATTCTAATGCTTACGCCAGAGCCAGAGGTCCCCTGATCAGCAGTCTTAACCGCCGTAACTGTAATAGCTGATCCGCTTGGGTTATGAATACCGTACCAAGTGTCAGTGTAGTAACCTACACCGGTATCGTTGGCACTGTTTAGTCCACGGTTAGACCCATTCACGAAAGTTGGCGTGTAGTCCGTTGAATTATTTGCGTCGGTGTGAGTTTTTAAAAGTTTTGCAACTGTTGAATGATTCATTTCTTTTTAAATTTTTTAGCAAGCACAGTTGTTTGGATCTGGATTGCCCTTTACATAGATTACCATACCTCTCACCTTAACGCTAAAATTAGGGTTTGGGTTGTATATCTCTATCTTATTTATTAGCTTAGTCGCATTACGCGTCATTGGATTACCTAAGTGAGAAAAGAAGTTACTTATTGGGTGAGTTGATTCGTTTAGGTCCTGATCAATCAATTTGATTTCGCATGATTGATCTGCTGGTAAAACGTCTGACCCGTTTTTATCTAATACTGGATAGTCAATGTATAAAATACAACCTCTGACATAATTGCGATCAGCAGGTATGATAAAATAGTACGGCAAAGACGAAGGGCTAGATGATGGGCTTGAAGAAGGTCCTGAATATCCAGCTGGGATCATGTACTCTGTTCCTGCACCCAATGGATAATATACAGCTTCACTTGATGGACTGCTTGATAAAATATCCTCTAGTGAATTATCATAAACTGACAATCGCTCTTCAGCGCAAACTTCGAAATCAATAAGCAGATGTCCGTCTACTGGATATAAAAGTTTTTCAAGATCGCAAAATTTAGCTTCAGTTTTTCCCTTATTTACGATGATAAAGCACTTATCTAGGATCTTTAAAACCTTTTTGCTTGGATCAGATGAACATAGATTCGCAAATGAGTTGTTTACTCTTTGTGGAATTGGATCATCTTGGAAATTAATGTATGGCATTCACGGTAGACTATTTTTAAATCTTATCACTAAATGATATTCTAGCTCCTCTAGCTATTGCATCATCCGACGATCGAGATTGGCTTATTGTGTTATTATTATCTACCTCAGGTTCAGTTGTAATTTCTGGAGAAGGTTCAATCGCCGGTTGACTTTCAGAAAAATGATCGTCTTCAATCATGAATGGCGCATCTAGAACAAGTTCGTCATCATGTTCATAAGCACCGTCTGGGCCTATTTGAAAGTCATCGCTTACGTAAGGAACTTCCTTCTCAGGTTCAGCCGGTTCAATTTCTGTATCTGATATTGTATCAATTACAGTGTCATTTACTGTATCATTTACTGTATCATTTGCTGTATCATTTACTGTATCATTTGCTGGCTTAATGTAATCAACCAATGACTTAATGAAACCTAGTGCAACTATCGGTAAGATTGCTCCACTTACAATTGATAGAACTCTTTTTTGATAAATTAGTTCTTCTTCAACTAATCCAAATAGTTCAACCCAACCTTGAAAATTGTTTAAGTGAACGTATGTGTAGTATGTGTTACCCATGGCCTGCATCAAGGTTAATAAAATGAAAAGTCCCCAAACAATACCCTTATTCATTTTATCTAGGGTAATGATTGAGGCTAATGATGCGGCTGCTCCGACTTCGAATGCAATAGCTAAGCTAATCGCTAACCATTTAGGATTCGACATTAGGAAAAAGTCAATAACGTGAATCGTCGAAATGATCGAAACAAGTAAATATAGAGTAACAAACGTAGTTATTATGAATACGTGAGTCGCTTTCTTTGTCATTATTTAGACTTCTGTATTTTTTCAATTTGTGCATCGTATTCATTCATACGATCATCCGGTCTAACTGCGGTTCTAACCACTGCATTCCAGTCATAAAGAGTTCGCTTAGAGGCTTTTAAACCTTCGATCTCAATCATTTTCTTTAAGTCAGACGTGTATACTGAATCAATTCGCTGGTTCATTATTTTCGACTGCTTTTCAATCTTGCTAACTCGGCTTGAGGTGCTGCACTGTTGAATGAAGATTACGAATAGTAAACCCAATACAATTTTTTCAAAATGAAGTTTAATCAATTTCATAAATTACGAAATATTTTTAGTTATTTATTTACTTACTGTTGAGTTTATTAAGAGTAGAGTCTCTTAAAACCGCCCAATTTTCACCTACCCAAAATCCCAGGTGAACTGTGTAATACACAAGAATTCCAAGTATTACAGCTTTAGCAATATCGGATAAAACGGTGTCAACTCGATATTTAATTGTGACAAGGTACGCGTAATAATTATCGTCCTTTATTCGTTTTGATGAAACGTCAACAATCTCAGTCAAGTTACGATCTGCAAAGATTCCTTGAATTCTAGAAACTGACTCAAACACTCGACTCTTTTCAAGATCGATTAGATCACCAGTTGCTAGCTGAAGTTCAGGCTCTAAGTTAACAACATAATAGACTCGGCATAGCCAGTCTACTCGCATTTTTTTTGTCCTGAAAATACCGGCATCTTCAATTGATTTGATCTGTTTTCGATAGAACCGATAATTAGTAAGATCTTTTACGATAGTTCGCACTGCATCAATTGCTTCAATTGGATTAAGTAAGTTTAATAGTCCCATGTTTAAAAGTATTCATTTAGTCGGTCAATCATTCCTGGATTCTTTTCCAGCACCGCTTCCCTTAACATTTTACGAGCCTTTCTAATTTTAGTTTTAACCGTGTTTAGATTCATGTCGTACTTTTCTGCAATTTCATTACCTCTTAGATGATTCATCTCTTTATCAATTAGTATTGATTTCTCAATGCAATCAGGTAAGCCGGTGAGTTCGGTCTGAGTCATAACATAGAGATCGTCCATGTAAATTTCCCTTTCGAAAGTATGTAGAGAATCGTCCGGTAGATTCAAAGGTTTTGTTAAATTATCAAGACTCTGCGCGAACTGAACCTTTAATTTATGCTGGTGAAGTAGTGCCTCATTCTTAGCTATCGTATAGATCCAGGTCGTGAAGCGATACGAATCGCTGTATGAGGTAAGTCCTTTGAATATCTTAAATAGAGTATTATGGAGAACTTCATCAGTTTCGTCAGGATCATTAAAGAACTTCCAAATGAAGAACTTTAATTTCGGATACATGATTGAGGCTAACCTATTTCTGTCTTTCTCTGTGTAATTGCCGCTCTTAATTAGTTCGGCAAGGCTCTGCATTTCGTCGTTTAGTTGTTTGTTAATTAGGTCGTAAGCGCTCATTAATCTATTTTTAGTTAAAGTGTTTCGGGTTCTCTGATTTCCATTTCTCGTAGCGTTCAGTAATTTGGATCAAGATTTTGTTTCTCACAATATCCTCATCTTTAAATTTGTGAATGCCCAAGTTATTAATGCCTTCCAATAATTTAATGAAGTCAGGTAAAGCTACCTTACTCTTTGCAATGTCATACTGGCTGACATCTCCACAAATTAACACCTTAGAGTCCTTTCCCATACGAGTTATGAACAGCATAAGTTGTTTAAAATCAGCATTTTGAGCTTCATCTAGAATCATTAAACAATTATCAAAAGTCGCTCCTCTCATGTAGGCAAGCGGTCTAAACTCGATAACACCGGTTGCTTCAAGCCAGCCCACACAATTTGGATCGTGTAGTAATTTTACCAAATTTGAACGATAACTTTCCATGAATGGATCAATTTTATCCTTAATTTCACCAGGTAAAAACCCAAGTTTTTCGCCAGACTCTTGAATCGGCTTTGATAAGATTATCTTTTTAATCTTGCCTGACATATAGAGCTTTAGGGCTGCTAAACAGGCTGTGAAAGTTTTACTGGTTCCAGCCGGTCCATAACAAAATGTTATTTCATTGGTCATAATCTTTTGGCAGTAAATCTCCTGAGAAGGTTTAAGATTGACCGTACGTAGGTCCTTTTCTGTAACTTCCAATTTTGGAGTTTGGGCTTTTCTCTTAATTTGTTTTTCTGGCATTTGATTTTGTTTTTTTAATTGGTTGATTGATTTTTGATAATATACTTTGACAGTTTGCACAAGACTCGTAGTCTTCAATCTGTTTGTAAAAGTTAATTGCTTTATCCAAACAGTCTGGCCAATCTTCTCGACTGGCAACTACGTCAATCTCTTCATCAACTATCATCAGCTTCTTTATGTAAATTTGCTGAGATTTCTTTTTCATCGCAGAATCAATGGATTTCACGATCTTATCAAAGATTTCCTTTTTATTATTTTCGTAATCGAAGTCCAATAGTTCGTCCGGTTTCATAAATTTTATTGGGTATTGTTTCCGTAAAAATGGCTAAGTAATCTCTTATACTCATCCACAGTATTTTCGTCAAACTTTTTAGTTGCTCCAGGTCTTTTTATTTCAGGAGTACGATTCAAGTCTCTTAGTGTTTCGTGATTGTATCCTGAATCATGGCCCAAATAAGCCTCACCCAAGAATTGAGCGTATACTTTTTCAAGATATTCCTTAGGCAATCTGTCCAATTCATCATTCACTATCTCCCAAAAGTTAGGCGATTCAAAAAATGCAGCAGTTGATACACATGTCATTGCCAAATCATCATTACCGTTTTGACTACGATATGTACCATTGCCAGCTTTACCGAACGATCCAAGCTCATGCACTGTTTTAAATTCATTAGGTAGAATTTTATTTACGGCAGCTAGGTACTTAAAACGTTCACAGTATTTAGTCTTATTGGACTCGGTCATCTTTAGTCCAGGTTTCCAATTAGTCGAAGACGTCATGTGTTTCGAATGTACCAATTGTCCTGGCCAAAATAACTCGTTCTGTTGGATTTTATCCATTACGTAATCTCCCTTATGATCAAGCTCTATCAACAGTCTCGCCTTTTCTGGATTAAAGACTTTATATGTCAAGTACTCAAGGACATTGCTGAACTCGTTGATGTCCTTTTTATTACTTCTAAATGAGGCAACTTGCACAAGTCCAAAAAAGTCTCCCTCATTCTTGATAAAATCTTTCACTTGCTCTAGCATTTTGATTGGTAATGCTGTGAATTTAAAAATATTAATTACTGAATAGTCGCGACCGACGCCTGACGCAGTATCGATTGAGAACACATACGTGTTGCCATCGTTTCTAATGTCATCGGGTGTGAATTTGTTAAAGTTTGGATGAACCGAGAAGCCGTCTAATAGGTCTAAATTCTCCGGGGTTTGGGCCCATTCTGGGACCTCGTATGTAGTGCGGAACGAAAAGATCTTTTTTAAGTCTTTTGACGGTAACAGCAATTTGTCAGAGGAAAAGAACTGTAGCCCGTATTCCTGATTAAAGTCTTCCTCAGAACCTAAGTTTGCAATCGTCATTTTCTTCCATTCCTCATCCCTACCTGGCACCTGCCACCAGTCAACTCGTAGAGGTACGTAAGTATTTAAGCCATTCATCGCATCCATGTAGATCTCATAGAATCGATTCATGCCATTCGGAGTGGACGTTATAATAACCTTTGAATTGGTTGATGCTGAAATAGTAGGATAGATCGCTCGATAAAAGAAGTCTAGGTAAGACGGATTGATGTGAGCGAACTCATCGATGTACAGTACGTGAATCGTAAAACCAATACCTGTATTTTTAGTGGTGGTACGACCAATCAAACGACAGCCGTTATCAAACTTAAGCGACATTACGTTATTTGAAATGCAGCCAGGTTTAAGAAAGAACGGTAAGTTCTCAAGTACTGATTTAATCTTGTCCAATACTTCCTTGGTAGTAGAGGCAACGTTAGCAACAGCTAATACGTTTTTATCGGTGTGGAATATTAGGTACCATGCAATGAATACTCCCGACATAACAGTCTTACCGATTTGTCGGGATGCCATCAAACAATTGAAACGACTATTCTTAAAGGATCTAATGATCTCTTCTTGGTAATCCCTTAGTGTGATTTGTTGAATCCCATCTTCTGTCATTACTTGCGCATACTTTGATGCGAAGTAAACTGGATCGTGTTTACATCTCTTGATTTCTTCAAGCTCTTCCGGTGTGTATTCAAAAACGATATTCGCTTTTTTCCAGACCGGATCATTATCTTTAAACGGCGAATTTTTAATGGTCTTGATGTCAATCATACCATTCTCAAAATCGTCAAGAAGTTTTTGAACCTTCTCAGTCGTCCAAATTGCACTATTCTCCTGATCTAGATTGGAGAGTTTCATTTGGGTTCGACCTCCGCTGTTTGCTATAAAGTCTCTCATATTAATGAGTTAACATCATCTAAGAAGTCATCATTATCATCCTCTTCCTGCATTACCGCGTTTGAAATTCCGCGTTCAACCATGACCTCTACTTTTTTGGATGGGTGTGTTAGATGTCTAGTGTCAGACAAGTCTTCCTCAACCTCGATTGCGTCAATCTCTTTCATTAGATTTTTTGTGCCAGCCGTTATGTAATAATCAGTGGTGCTTGTCGGTAAAGCCCGTTGCGATGATTCCGGATTAGTATCACGTTGAGTGATTTCCTGATTCATCTTACGATACGTATCCTCTAGGAATAGCATGTAGTTTGCTTGAGTTTTAACGACTGTGGTTAATTTATCTTGTAATTGCCCAAAGACCTCAAAAAGTCTAGGGTGGGTGTTTCCTTGATTTATTTCCTCTGCAATTTTTTCGATTGCCATTCGAATCGTCTTTAATTGAAAAAAGATATTTTGAATGCTGGAGTTGTCAAGAATCTGTTTCTGTTTTATGTAATCATGTTTTTCAATTACTCCAAGATCAACATAGAATTTGAGCATTGAGCCGGTGATGTCCTTTGCCTTTTTCTCAAATTCATAATTCATTTCAGCGAAGTTTAACGGAGGAGCCGCTGCTATTTCAGCAAGCTGTTCATCAATGTTATCTTCTTCCGGAGTAGGTCCTCCTGAGTAATTTCGAAGTAGGTCCTCAAGCTCACTTTTGATTTGTGCCTTCTTTTCTTTTGTGAATACTCCGCTCATTGGATTAGTTAAGTCTGTTTTCGTTTTTATCCAGAGCAGGATTTGCAAAAATCTTTATTTGCTTAACGGCTTCAATGTGCTCATAGAGATAGGCTTCTAGATAGGCAATGAAAGCGTCCAAAATTGGATTTGCTCCAAACATCTGGTTAGACAAAATCCTTTTCATTAGGGCATTTTTGTACTTGTACCCCAAATGTAGGCGATTGTCTTTTCTATTGTACACAACTTGGTATAAAGAGTTTCTTATCATACAATACCAATATTTTTACGAGGAATTTGAGCTTTAATTTGAATGTTTAGAGCTCCCAATGAGGTGTCAGATAGTCCTTCAGAATAGGCATTACCTAGTGAATCCTTCCAGCCTCCTCTAATTACCGGAAACTCATCAAGTCCAATTACTATATCGTTAAATTCGTCCAATCCGACTAAGTTAGTAGATGATGGATTTAGAGTTAGTGCATTTTCGTTAGCTTCTCCAATTATGTTAACGTTTACTGAGTCAACTCCCTTTAGGTCTTCAATTACTCTAATTAAATCACTCTTTGGAACTCGGTCCTGTCTTTTTAACCTAATGAAGTAATTTCCGATTGCATCAGCAATATCGGATTTTATAATGTCCGTAGTAATATCATCAAATGCAATGATGCTGACGTTTAAAATGTATCTAGTGATTTTTGGGTCAACGATCTTTACGTCAGACGAAATCATTTTAGTTCCGGACTTTTCAATGTACTTCAACAGTTCATTCTTTTGGAAAGCCGTTAATTTAAAATTAGCAGTCGCTAAATTAAAATAGTCAGTTCCGTTATTGAACATTTGAGAAACATCTGGGACCAAGAACAAGTTAATCATTCTTGAGTCTAATATGTTGCCAGTCGAATCCTGATCCAAGAAAACTTTAATGGTTGAAAACATTTGCAGCTTCTGTAGAAGAATTTCGTAATTGTCTAGATTGACAAGGGCAAAACTCTTTGACGCTTTTGGCGCAATTAATCTGGTCAAAACCGGATCTTCTGGATCTACTCCAAAATTCGGAGGACTTACTGTTGAGATAGTAAAGTAATCTGGCATCGTGATCTCTTCTCCAATTGGAGAGAAGCCAGTATCGACAAAACTAAATATTACCTGCTTCACATCGTCAACTTTTACATTACCGGCAGAACCATCAGTCGTCAAGTACTCGACTACGATAGTTGAACCAGTTGTCGGTATTTTACCGAATGACCCGTTTCCGAAGTAAATGTCTAAACCGTTAGTTATACCGGTCTTTGCGATAAACCCTTTTGCATTTCTAGGAATGTCTAACAGAGATTCGTATTTTGTCCATTGTTCACCATTAATGTAAACATTGACCATGAAATTATCGATGTAAAAATTGTTTGGAGCTCCA